TCGCACCTGTGATGTGGCTTGTCATTTTCCTGACGATGTAACTTGGGTAGAAGTGCTAACACACTTTGCTCATTTCCTTGAAGGATGTGGCTATGTAGGTGTGGCAAGTGAAATACACAATATGCTTGATGGTAATCCTATTTATGAGGGTATGCAATTTTGAGACACTTAGTTATTCCTGACACACAATGTAAACCGGGGCACACCTTTGAGCACCTGTCATGGGTGGGCAAGTATGCTGCCGAGAAGAAGCCTGATGTAATTGTCCACCTTGGAGATCATTGGGATATGCCTAGCCTGTCCATCTATGATGTAGGTAAGAAGAGCTTTGAGGGACGCACCTACCAAGCAGACATTGAGGCTGGCAAGGCTGGTATGGAAGCTCTATTGGCTCCCATTCGTGAAGAACAACAACGACTAAAGAAGAATAAGGAGAAGCAATGGAAGCCTCGTATGGTGTTCCTGCTAGGCAACCATGAAGAACGAATTCAAAGAGCGATTGAATCTGACAGGAAACTTGACGGACTTATCGGCTACCATGATTTTCATCTGGAGGATTTTGGTTGGGAGTGTTACGACTATCTACAGCCTGTTGTTCTTGACGGTGTTGCTTATTGCCACTACTTTACTTCTGGTGTTATGGGTAGGCCCGTTAGCTCTCCTACGCTTCTTCTTTCAAAGAAGCACATGAGCTGCGTCATGGGTCATGTGCAGGACAGAGGAATTGCCTATGCTCGTAGGGCTGACGGTAAGCGTATGACAGGCTTGTTTGCTGGTATCTGCTACCCACATGATGAAGACTATTTAACCCCTCAAACCAATGGCTCATGGGCTGGTGTGTGGATGTTCAACGAGGTGAATGATGGTAGCTTTGACGAGCTCCCCATTAGCCTCAGCTATCTCAAGGAGAAGTATGCGCTTCCTAACTAAAATACTCATAGGGCTTCTGTGCCAGCCTTTCTTGATTCTAGGGTTTATCTTCTTGTTTATGGCTGAAAGCTTTAAAGCAGGGATGAACTTGTGTGACAATGTTCTAACAGATATCAGTCGGTGGCTGAACGACTAATCATGGCCTTCACCCTGAGCGACATCATGGACTTGCTAAGAAGGCAAGACTGTGTTACAATATTAGAACTATTGGACATTAGCGAAGATGAGCTGGTCGATAGATTTATTGATAAGATTGAAGAAAAAGCAGACTTTCTAGAAAGGGAACTTAATGAACTATAATACACCTTGGAGCACTGTGGGCTACCTCACTTACAAGCGCACCTACTCACGGCGCTTGGACGAGGCAAATCCCAACAGCCCTACTGAGGAATTTGAGGACACGGTTAATCGGGTTGTAAAGGCTTGTAACACTCAGCTTGGTTGTGGCTTTACCGATGCACCTGAAGGGCACTGTTGCAGGACGCTTCTTGTGGCAGCTAGGCACGGACACTGTGTCACGCTTGGGACTATCCAGCCTCCAGAACTGTGCATTCACTGTGGTGGATCAGCCTGTTGAGCCTTTCACTTGGGCTATGGACTTATTGATGCTTGGCTCTGGTGTTGGCTACAACATTCAGAAGGCTAATGTTGATAAGCTTCCTCCTGTCAAGGAAGACTTCAAGACTCCTACTCGTGTGGACACTGCTGATGCCGACTTCATTGTTCCTGACAGCAGGGAGGGCTGGGTGAGATTGCTTGGTAAAACCCTTAAAGCAGCCTTCCTAGCTCACGAAAGCGGTAAGCAGACCTTCACCTACAGCACCAAGCTGATTCGCTCTAAAGGGGCTCCTATCAAAGGCTTTGGTGGTACTGCCTCTGGCCCTGAAGACCTCGTGTGGGGTATCACTAAGATTGGTGAAATCCTTGAGAAGCGAGCAGGAAAGAAGATTCGCCCTGTTGACGCTCTTGACATTATGAACATTATTGGTGCTATTGTGGTGGCTGGTAATGTACGCCGTTCAGCACAGATTGCTATTGGAGATGCAGACGATGTTGAATATCTACTTGCTAAACGATGGGACTTGGGAAATATCCCGAGCTGGCGAGCCATGTCCAACAACAGCGTGGTGTGCAATGACATCGGAGATTTGCATGAATTCTTCTGGGATGGTTACGAAGGTGAGCCCTATGGCCTCATCAACCTTAAGCTTTCTCGAAAGATTGGAAGACTGGGGGAGACCCAATACCCTGACCCAGAAGTTCAGGGATATAATCCTTGCGCTGAGCAAAGCCTAGCAGACAAGGAAACCTGCTGCTTGGCTGAAATCTTCCTGCCCAACATCACGAGCAAAGAAGAATTTCTTGATGTAGCTACTCTGCTCTATCGCATTAACAAACACAGCCTTGCCCTCAAGTGTCACTTGAAGAGCACCGAAGCTATTGTTAACAAGAATATGCGTATGGGCATTGGTGTGACAGGTGTGTTGCAAGCCACTGAAGATCAAAAGAGCTGGCTCAAGGAGGTTTATACCAAGCTGCGTGAGTTTGACAAAGAGTATTCAGAGGAGAACGGGTTCCCTGAAAGCATCAAGATTACCACTGTTAAGCCTTCTGGTACGCTGAGCTTGCTGCCCGGCGTCACTCCGGGCGCTCATCCTGCTTATGCTCGTTACATGATTCGCCGTATTCGCATTGCAAGCAACCACCCTCTGGTGCAAGTTTGTAAAGACCATGGCTATCATGTGGAGTATCAGCAGAACTTTGATGGCTCTGAGGACTTTGGTACTGTCGTTGTTAGTTTCCCCTTCAGCCACCCTGAAGAGGCTGTGCTGGCTAAAGATATGACTGCCATTGACCAGCTCGAAACTGTTAAGTGGTTACAGGAAGTATGGAGTGACAACAGCGTGAGCTGCACAATCTACTACCGCAAAGAAGAGCTACCTGAGATTCGCAAATATCTCAAGAAGCACTACAAGAACAACCACAAGAGCCTGTCGTTCCTGTTGCATAGTGAGCATGGCTTCAAACAAGCTCCCTTGGAAGAAATAACCAAGGAGCAGTATGAGGAGATGGTTGCTAACACAAGACTTATCACTCAGATTGATGAGGCTAACATTGGCCTTGAAGATGAGTGTGCTTCTGGTGCTTGTCCTGTGCGGTAATCTATGATTTTATTCAACCTCAGACAAGGCATAGGTCTTGACATTGAATACAATGAAGACATCCAGCACACAATCAGTGATGGAGATAACGACTGGGATGTAGCCTTTGCTGGCATCATCATCAAGGTTCCATTCCTGTCCATCTACATTGGTGATTTTTTCGACAAAGAGTAACTTGTTAGTTACAAAAAAGAAGGGCTCCTTAGTGGAGCCCTTTTTGTTTATCTGCCTTGTTCTCTTAGGAGCTGGTCTGATTGACCTTTCTTTATCCTAAGCTCTCTTATGAAGTCTTCCCTAAACTTGGGGTCTGTAGCTAACAGAGTTGATGCAAGCTGATCAGCAGCAGCGCTTCTAGCTTTAGTCAGTTGTTGCTTAAGGATGAGGTCTTTCATGCTGTCATCTGCTTGTTTAAACTGAGGAGTGTTCTCCAGTTGTTTTACAGTTGAAGCAAAGTAGTTACCAGCAAGCCTTCTGTATTCAGAGAGTTGCTCAGTGGAAAGCTCAACCCCTTTAATCTTCTTGTCGCTAGGAGTGAACACATAGCCACTGTCTTCCAAAGCTGTCTGAATGGCATTAGGTGTTTTGGTTTTAATACCAGCCCACACTTCACCTAAGCTACGCTCAACAGGCTGACCAGTGATGTCATACTTAGGAGGCAGAGCTTCACGAGCAACAGGTAAGCGACCTCTTACCTTATCAAAGAAGGTTGTCACTTCACGCTCAATGGGGTCAATTGTTCTAGCAACAGCAGCCACACCAGCAGGAACCAGAGCAGTGGCATAGCTTTGGAGGAAGCTTCCTACATTCTTTTCAGGGTCAACAGCAGCCGCAAAGAACTTGGCAAAACCCTCCATAAAGCTCTTCTGCGTGATGTTATCAGAGATGGCTTTCATGTATAGAGCGCCATACTTCTCAATGTCTTTTAGAACATCTTGTCTAGCTTCAGGGTCTTTGGCATACTTGTTACGAAGCTCTTGCAAATCAGCAGCAAGACCAAAGATTGTGGCTAGAGGTTCAATACGACCATAGCCATACCAAGTGTCCCCAACCTTAATAGAAAACTTAGGCTTATCACCAGAAGGCTCAGAGCCAGTTAGCATCCCTTGGTCAACAAGGTAGTTTGCGTATGTACCAGCAGCAATGCCCAATGCTTGTTTAGCCAGCAGCTCAGCTCGTTGTGAAGGGATACGAGCAGCAAAGTCAGTGCCTTGGAACAGGCCAGTGGTGGGGTCAATCTTAGCTCTACGGTGCAGCATACCAACGATGGGAACATAAGCTACACCCTCGTTAAG